ATCCATATGGAAGTAGTCCACCTGCGTGGTTATTAAATACATCATTATCGCCCATAATCAATAGTGCACCATTTGGGAAATATCAATATACTTTTACAAAAGATGTAATAGTCGGAAATGATAAAACACTATTTTTAAAATATTATGATGGAGGACAGTTACAACTGTCAGATAGTTATTCTATTTTTAAAATTGCAGGTATAACTCCAAATAATCCATCGCTTATTGAATACGATGATGCGGATTATTATAAAATTTATGACAAAAAACGTAATTTAGTAGCAGTAAAATTTAATAGTGATATAATTAATTTCCCACTGGATAAAAATTTAAATATAGGTAAAACATGTTTAACAAGATTTATTTATAAGTTTAACAGTGAAGGATATTTTAGTAAGTTAGAACGTTTACTACCATACGATGGTATACTCCCGTTGGTTAATTCTACCATGTCGAAAAAAATTAAAAAAATTGTATATAAATAAAAATAATATTATCTGTATATGGTATATATAATATGGCTGCAGAAAATGTGTATATTGCGTTGATTTTAAATAGCGAAAGTGTAAGTAATTTGTCTTCATATAATGATGTTATAACTTTTTTTAATTCAAAATATCCAAATAATAAACTTATTATTGAAAAATATTTAGTTAATGGTTCAATTTCTCAGACAGAAAATTCTCTGGATATTTTTATACAAAAATATCCTTCTGGAAAACGAGTATCTGCCACAACATCTTCTACAATTTTAATTGCTTCTTCCAACTATTTTATCCGAAATAACTTAAATATTTTATGCATTGCTATATCAGCATCTTCCAATTTAATAAAAACTGTCCCAAATGTACTAACTTATGGATATTTAAACCAATATGCTGTTATAAATAACATTATGATATATCAAGATTATCAAATGAAACAAATTCATGTATTATATCAACAAAATACAACAAATGATGTATTTTTTAATGACTATCTGGATCAGATTAAATATCAATCTAATTTATTAAATATAAATGTTTCTGTTTCATTTCTTGAACAAGGAAAGTATAATTATAATATCACTCCAAAAACAATGGTTATTATGTTAGGAAATACAAAAGATATAACAAATATATATGTCACTCCTGAATTTTTAGAAAATTTTCCAAAAGAATCATTTATTTTATTAAGTATAGTGAATAGAAATATAACAAATATATTTGAAAATATTCCATCATTCGTTCAAACACCAACTAATATCAATTATACAACACTTTCTAAAAGTGTTTATGATTCTGTTAAAAATAATCCGGATGGGTTTGATTTTACTGTATATACATTTTATGATATATTATTTGTATTAAACGACTTTTCAACAAATGAATTAGAGTTAACGAAAGAAAATTATACGTCTGTTAATCCATATGGAAGTAGTCCACCTGCGTGGTTATTAAATACATCATTATCGCCCATAATCAATAGTGCACCATTTGGGAAATATCAATATACTTTTACAAAAGATGTAATAGTCGGAAATGACAAACCCTTATTTTTACAGTATTATGATGGAGGACAACAACAGTTACCGGATAGTTATTCTATTTTAAAAATTTCAGGTATAACTCCCAATAATCCGTCACTTATTGAATATGATGATGCGGATTATTATAAAATTTATGACAAAAAACGTAATTTATTAGCAGTAAAATTTAATAGTGATATAGTTGATTTTCCAGATGATAAAAATTTAAATATAGGTAAAACATGTTTAACTAGATTTATTTATAAATTTAATAATGAAGGATACTTTAGTAAGTTAGAACGTTTACTACCTGGCGATGGTATACTGCCTTTGATTAACTCTACAATGTCGAAAAAAATTAAAAAAATTGTATATAAATAAAAATAAATAAAAATAATATTATCTGTATATGATATATATAAATAATATGGCTTCCGAAAATGTATATGTTGCGATTATTACTATTGAGGAGTATTATAATTCCACAAGATGGAATGATGTTGTAACTTTTTTTAATACAAAGTATCCAAATAATAATTTGGTGATTGAAAATTATTTTGTAGATACTTCTTCGATACAAACAATTAATGCTGTTCAACAATTTATTGCAAGCCATCCATCAGGAAAAAGAGCAATTATTTCCAATTATTCTTCTATCGTTAAAGACTCCGATACATATTGCAAAGATAACAATATCGATATTATGAATGTTTCACCTGGTGCAAATTCTAATATAGTAAAAACATTAAATAATACTCTTACTTATGCTCCCTATAACAAATATTCAGTTATGGCTTTTTTCCAATTTTATACGGATTATAACATGAAAGAAGTGAAAATATTATGCGAGAAAAGTATACCCGATGGTAGTTTTTATAAAACTATTTTGGACGAAATAGTTACTCAAGCAAATTTGCTTGGTATTAAATATTCAATTAACATGTTAAGTGCAGGTGTAAGTAAATACAATATTAAAAAAAAATCAGCTATTTTTATATTATCTGATCCAGAACATTTGAAAAATACTTATATAACACCCGAATTTTTAGACAATATTCCACGAAAATGTTTTTTCGCATTAAGTGAGAGCTATTATGAAGATATTTTCGGTAGAATCCCTGCATTAGTATTATTCCCTTTCCCGATAAATTTTACCCCTACTAGTAAAGAAGTATATGATGCTATTGTAGACAAAACAATAATATATTATACTATATTTTCTCTCTATGATATTCTTTTCGTTTTAAGTAAATTTACAACAAATGGTCTTCCTCTAAATAAAACTAATTATATTAATTTTAATGCTTATGGTAGTTCATCTGTTCCGGCAGCTTTGTCTAACAATTATTTAGATTCTAATATTAATGCGGCACCGTATGGAAAATATCAAGTTCTTTTTACAAAAAATGTTATAATTAATACAGATCAATCTTTATTTATGCAACATTATCGCGGTGGGCAACTATCTTTACCCAATAGTTATTCTATCTTTAAAAATGTCGGTTTGACTCCAAATAATAGTTCCCTAATAGAATACGACGAAGCATATTATTACAAAATTTATAAAAATAATAATATTGTTATGGTTGGATATAACTCAGATACAATTGATCTTGTAACAGAAGATGGTAGTATTAGCAATGGAACTGTTATTAATACAAAATTTATTTACCAGTATAATTCTGATGGATATTTCTCAACATTGAAACGCTTAACCCCATATCATTGTAAATTTCCAAAAGTAAATAGTATCATGTCAAAAGAACCTATTAATTTAATATTAAATTAATATATAATTCGTAAAAATAAATTATACAAAATATGTAGTCATATAGAACATATTTTGTATTAACTAAATCAATCGTGACCTTAGTCGGTGTTTTTATAACACGTTAACAATCGTGCCGATGGATCTTTCTCTTCACAAAACGGATGTCTCCAAAAATATGGGATTGTGTATTCGCACCCCGGATAGAATGTATCAAAAATCTTTCTATAATAGTAACTCTCTTTATCATAAGGAGCATTATGAGATTTAGAATCGCTGTCATCCATATCCATAAGCGTTTCTGCATTTTTATTATATTCTTCATTTGTAACATGTCTATCCACATGATCCTTAATAATCTGAAACCAACTTCTTTCATGACCGCTCACACCATCACTAAACGCCTCCTTTCTACGCCATAGAATATCATCTGGCAAAAGTCCACTAAACGCTTTCCTGAAAATATATTTCTCCATTCGCTCATCGCTGAACATCTTATACCGCGGTGGAATACTCATCACATATTGCAAAAACTTCTTATCTGCAAACGGCACACGTGCTTCTAATCCCGCGCCACTAATACTTTTATCGGAACGCAACAAATCGAAATAACAAACATCGCGAACCATGCGTTCATTTTCACGCTTAAATTCTTCCTCTGTTTGCGCTTTCATAAATCCACGATATGAGCCGAAAATTTCATCCGACATATCACCACAATAAATAACACAGTCATCTGTATTCGCAGAAATATACTTACTTACCAAATAGTTTGGCACAGACGCGCGAACAGATGTCGTATCATAGCTCTCGATTTGTGCAATAGTTTCTTCAATCGCGCCCAAAAACTCCTCCTCTGTAAGACAAACTTCATGATGATTTGTCCCTAAATAGTCCGCCACTTTTCGCGCCCACATCAGGTCCGTAGATCCTTTCAATCCGATACTATACGTATTCAAATCTTTTGCAGGCATATGGCGACACATGATTGCGACGACTGACGAACTGTCCAGCCCCCCCGAAAGAAGCGCACCTACTTTGCGATCACTCATTAGACGCTTTACGACGGCTTCTTCGAACAAGATGACGATATTTTTACAAATATTTTCTTCTGTGTCTTCAGTTCCTTCGATAGTAGGGTAGTTATATACTCTCTCGATTTCCCCGGTTGCTGTGTCTTGTGTAATAGATACATTTTCATAATAACTATAAAAATTTAAAAAAGGAGTATTTACATTGTCGAAGTCAGATTTATTATATACCGCATAACAACCAGGTGGAAATTGTTTAGCATTCGGTCTATAACACTCATTGATTCCTTTCAATTCACTTGAAATAATCATACTGTTACTATAATTATTATCATATCCTGAAATAAACAATGAACGCACACCTACAGGATCACGTGCTACATATGTTGTATTTGTATCATAATCATGTAAAACAAACGCGAATACACCATCAAGGCGCCGCAGCATATCGCGCATACCGATTTTTTTATATAGATGAATAATAATTTCGCAATCCGAATGGCTTTTATATTCCGATTCAAGCTGAAACTCAGTAATAAGTTTTCGGAAATTATAAATTTCTCCATTGCAAATAAGACGACAATTTTTAATAAAAAATGGCTGGTTACTTTCGGGGGTTTGGCCGTTGATTGCTAGACGATGGAAGCCCCAAAAACATGCATAATTTTTAGAAAAGTTGTCTACGGTGTCATTTAGAAAAAAACTATTGTCTGGCCCGCGATGCGAGAGTTTAGAAAAATCGGATTGGTATAATTTTAAATTTTCTAATAGATTTTTTTTGTATTGTTTCGTTCCTTTTCTTTGTCTTTGTCCTTCTCCATGGGAGTCGTTAGATATAAAGTTTTGAACAAAAAATATGCCGCACATTTGAAATCAGTTCAAGTAAAGGAAAGAGTTATATAAACTATAGGAATGGGTATATAATATTAATTGTTGTCTTTAACCTGTTTTCAAAATATCAAAATATCAAAATATCAAAATATCAAAATATAATATAATAATATAGTAATATTAGTAAATATAGTATAATAGAATGGATTCTGTTTCACAAGTATATGATAAAAATAAAATGCATGGTGTTGTGGATAAATTATATTTCTGTCAGTATGATAGACAAAATGAAATAAATGATAGAATATCATCAAGAAATATACCTTCAGCGCCTTTACAGCCATTTTATTACCAGGTGCCCGTTTCAACGAAATACGGTTATATGCCTATTTTAGATCAAAGTAAGCCTATTACCGTGCCTCTTAATAATTATCCTGTTTTTAATCCCCATAAAACATTTAATCCGGGAAATAATATGGCGCCGTTTTCAGGATTTGCTAACAATGTAAATGTTGAATCGGTATTGCGTAGTCAATTTTTTGGACTACAAGATTGTGAACAATCGCAGTATGTTCCTTCATCAAGAAGCGACCTCTATAATGTATATGTTCCTCCAAAACCTGTAAAACAACCTTATCCCGATTTATTTAAGAAAGAAATATTTGATCATTATAATCCAAATCCTAATAATTTAGGAAATAGTTTTTTTAATAATAGCACTAGAAATGATAATATGGATATTGTTCCAGACGAAGAGAAACAATATTGTGCAAATTAAATAGTATTAATAGATATTAAAATTTATTTATTTAGAATTCTAAATAATATAATATAATATACTATTACTATATATAATAATGGATCTTTACGGTTACGGACCTATTATTAAAGGAATCAGTTTAGCATTTTTATGTTTTATGGTTGCGTTTAAAAATTGTAAAGTTCCAATACTTTTTTTTATATTATACGGCATAGGAAGTTTAGCGTTTGTTACCCACTTATTAACTATAAAAAACCAAAATGGGTCGATTGTTGATGCAGGAATTTATGAACAATATTTTAATATTGTTTTATGTGTATTAACTGTTCTTTTTATGTTAAATAAATAATTGATAATATTATATTATTATATTACTTTATTATTTATAACACGAATCGTGTTTAAAATAATATTATTTTTTATGAACGCATCTTAAATGGAAAATAGTGATAATTTGAATAATACATCCAATACGTCCAATGTGAATAAAATAGACAGTATTAATTATCTTACATTGGAAATTATGGCGAATTCAGAAACATATAATAAATATTTAAAAAAGAATAATTTAGACCACGATACCGTATTAAAAAAAGAAAAAAGATTCTATAGGAAGCGTATTACTGCTATGGCAAAAGATATTATAAATAATAATATTAATAATAATATCGATAGTCCTATCGACGATATTATCACAAACGCGTTTAATACATTTGCACGTTTATGTGTATCACATTTTAAATTTAAAGATACAATGGATACAATACAGGGCGATTATAAAGATATGGTTACCGGGAATATTGTTAATGACGCGAACCTTTGCAGTGATTTAGAATTTATAGAATATAATAAGAATACTATAGACGAGGCAAATAAATTGTTTATGAAACAAGTTGATAAGAAAGTTGTAACAATGGATAATTTTGTAATAAAGACATCACCTCCACAAGATGAAATGATATTACCAAAAACAAAAGATTTTAACTTGAAAGATCCGAAATATAAAAAGAAGGATATTAAAAGGGGTCACAGCACAGGTGCAGGTGTAAAATGGGCAGATACTAACAATATAATAAATGTTAAGGTAACAAAAAAAGAAAAAAGCGATATAGAAGTTTCAATATCTTCTGAATAATTTAATTTTAAATATTTAACTTTAAAATATTTAACTTTAAAATATTAATATATTTTTATAATTATACTGAAATAATATATACACAAATACGTAATCATGAAAACAAAAAAAATGGAGCATATATTAAAATTTGTAGATAAAAACATTAAATTTAAATCAGAAATCAGGGGTAGAAGAAGAGCAAATGTAAAAACAAAACGTTCAAATATGTCAAAAACAGTTAAAAATACAAACACTACTACCCAGCCAAACTCTTTAAATAAAAAAAATAAAAAAACAAACCTAGTGATCGGAGTAGAAAAACACCCCGACGGATTTCTAAAATTAAAATGTAGTCCAAAAATCCAAGAAAATGATTTCACATGTTATAGCAATGAATCTCTTATAAAACTTAAGGAATTATGGAATGCACGTCACCCGGATGTGAAAATAACGACGAATGAACCACGCGCTATATGGGAAGAATTAAAACGGCATTTAAAAAGTGTATGCAATAAGGAATCATGTTGGTTAAAACAAAATTTTGCAGCATCAGGTGTAGATAAAGAAATGTTGAATTATACTTTTGCACCAAAAAGCCCCGATGATTGGAAGAAAAATCCCAACGAGTGGCTAAATAGTATAGATATTGAAACTGTTATGAAACAATATGAGAAAGAATATCCATATTTTGATTTTATAGGTGCAGCACCGATAGATTTTGATTCTCCCAAAATGTATGGCGAATGTGTATGGGAAGAATTGTGTCATTTTGATTTGAATATATCTATTCGAAATGGGCGGAATAAAATAGGGTTCGTATTTAATACCGACCCACATTATTTGTCAGGTTCACATTGGATATCTATGTTTGTAAATATTAAAGAGAAATATGTATTTTTCTTCGATAGCACCGGTCACGCCCCGCCCAAAGAAGTTAAAAAATTAATTAAAAAAATTATAGAACAAGCCAAGGTTGCTGGAATAGAATTACGTTATATAGAAAATAAAAAACATCATCAGAAAAAACCCACCGAGTGTGGCGTGTATTCTCTTTTTATGATTATTAATATATTAAAGGGCACAAAAAAACCGGAAGACTTTATTATTGATACATTTCCTGATGAAGAAATGCAAAAATTTCGCAATCATTATTTCAATAGCGAATTGTAATATGAATTGCGCGTATCTATTATGTTACTTCAAAGTGATAAATCTATTATATTTGTGCAGTTTTCTATTACACGATTTTTTGAAGACCATTTGTAAAAATGATACATATTTAAATCGGTTATACAATTTAAACCGACATAATCAGTGCATGTCTGATGAACTCCGAATGTATTTATAGACGATACTTTATAAATATTTTTACTTCGTTCTTTGTATTCATTTTTTGTTGAAACAGTTAAAAATTTTTTAGGTAGTTGCCGATTATCCGGAATTGTATCGTTTATCGTATTTGCCCAAATATTGCAAAATCCGAACACATCAATCGCGCTGTTATTTTTTATAAACTCTCGTATTGTATTATCTAGGTATTGTGGTTGTGGATGCGGTTCGACAAATTTATTTTTTGGGATATGCAAATACTCATCCAAGTCGCAGAAAATCATGTAGTCATATACATCTTTACCATATTTATATAGTGCATGATGCATCTGCCCCATTTGAGCATGGTGCGCATATTTAGTTCCACGAGGATTCCAATAATGAAAATTCCATTCAACTAGTGTAACATCGGGTTTATTAAATATTTTGCTTATTTCTGGTGTAATAATACCGTTATAATACATGTAAAAATGTTGCACCCCTTGATACTTATAATAATTATAAAAAAGTGGAAATATGTAGTAATCATATTTAAATAAAGTAGTTAATGCTAGAAATTTATTGGTGTTGGTGATGGTGTTGGTATTGGTAATGGTGGTGGTATTGGTGTTGTTACCGGGAATAGTATTTGTATATATATGCCTTATATTGTATGATTTTATCATATTGTTAACAAGACTAACATTTACTTTTGTTTCACTGTTTGGTTCGCTATTGTATTCATATATATATATTAAAATAGGTTCATCGGAATCTTTTACATATGATTCTGTTAATTTTAATGACAAGTTGTTTACACTAACTATGATATTATCAGGGTTTGCAGGAGTATTATAAATAGGCATTATCAAATATATTTTATTATTTTTGTGTATAATATCGAAAAAAAGTAGTTTTGAATTATTTATTGCAAAATATTGTGGTTTATATGGTTTTTGAATTACTGCATTTATATTTTTCATTTGAAACATTGTGTTTTATATATTTAAAAATATTTATAAAGATATTTTTAAACACATTTAAGTTATATTCATATCACTATTCACGATTCACTATTTTATATTCCCTGTTATAGATACTGTATCAACCGGTTCATGAAAAATATATTTATCAGGGACATATACATTTAATCTATTAGCAAGGTGCATATTTGACAATAAATCATCACATGGAACATGGATACAATTTGCAACATATTGTAATATTTTTGTTGCTCCTTCTTTTGAAACAATATAAGCTGTTAGTCTATTAAAATATTGTTTTGCTACAGTATACCAAATATCATTTATTTTTGTTTGTTTAATAAATGGATACCAATCTGATTTTGCAATATGACACATGTCAATTTCATTGGGAATACTAGTTAAACATTCATATAAATATTCTAAACTTTCAACAAATTCTACATCATCTTCGAATATTAAATATTTATCTACACGAGCTTCATGTAATAATGACTTATATATATTTATATGTGACCAAGCACACCCTAATTCACCACGTCTCATAGGAACACCATTTATTCTAATAGAGGAATCATAATATTTTATTTCATTCTTATACTCTAAATTATATAAGGTTGGATGTTCCGTTTTTGTAATTTGTATATCTTCTCCGTTCACTCCATAAAATAAACTACACTGCAATCCTATTTGTGAAAGTTTGGTTATTAAATCATATACTTTATGCATTCGTTGTGAATATTTTTCAAGTGTTAGTATAATTACTTTTATATCGGTGAATTTTGTTGTTTTGACATCATATAGGATCGTATTTTGTATAGGTTTTTTAAACCATCCGTTTTTTCTGTCATCTATATGAAAAAAATTATAATTCGGCATATATATTTTTTCCAACGATTTTGAAAAATATGCTGCTGTCCAACATAAAGTGCTCATTGAACTTATTATTACTTTTGCCTGTTTCATTATATTGTAATCCGTTATCAGATCATTTGATTCTATTACCGGTTGAGGGATATTGTTATTTATAAACCATGCTAATACGGTATCTACATATTTTTTATCTTCATCACTTGACGGTGTTTCCATTACAATTGCTGTTGAATTTGTTGTTGCATTTTCAGTTGCGTTAACAAATATTTCCTTTATTCCATCCAATAGACGTAATACGTATTCTGTTTCTATAAAATCAGGTCTGCCGTTAAAATCACCAAGACGTATATGTATAACATTCTCGTAGATTTTTGATGGATCTAATTCCATATCATCTATAATGTATTTTGTTAAAAAAATATCATTATCAGATCTTATGCAATTAACGTTTTTATTTTTTTCTATAAATTCTAAAATATAATTTTTATTTTGTAAATAAATTTCATCATATTGAAAGTAACCTTGTAATGATATATTTGTATTATTTGGTATTTTTGACTTACATGTAATATTTGTAATATTTGTGCTGACATATTCGAAAAAATTATCTTCATTTATAGTTATCGAATTTTCTTTTAGTTCTGAATATTCCGGCATTTTAGAAAAATCCGAATCTAAAATATATGTAAATTTATTACTTTTATCGCTGTTATCGTCATTATCACTATCGTCTATATTTTTTTGTAACATTGCGTAAGCCATATATCTAAAAATTGCATTTCCGAATCTACCCGAATGATTGAAAATGATATAATTGTTTTTTACGTCCATATGTAATGTATATTATAATACAATATGTATTAAAATATATTTAATTCGATTTTAGCGTATTAATAATTATTTGTATATATGTAATTGTATTTCATAAAAAATATATTAAATATTTTTATAGAATATAAATTATAATTATATACATCTTTTTTACACAATGTCATTTACTGATTTTATAAAAACCGATAATAAGAGCATTATATGGGGACTTTTACAAGAAGGAGGAATTTTTAATGATATTCCAAATAATAGATTTGAAAATGTAAAGCAGCTTTTTGAAGCATCCATTTTATCAATGAAACCCGAATTCGATATTTTTTTTGATAAAAACGACGAAGGCGATGAAGACTATGATAAAAAGGCATCAGATATGATAATCAATAGTAATAAAGGGGTAATTAAAAAAATGATTACTGAGCTTGGAAAATTTAAGAATCGTCCACCGCAACCGCAATCACAATCACAATCACAATCACAACCCCACCACCAGCCACTTCCACCGCGTATGCAATCCGAATCGTCTATAAATATGGATCCACAGCGTGTATCGCTAGCTTCTTCTTCTTCTATGGGTAAAAAACCGAAAATAGAGGAAATATATCGCGCAGATGATTTACAAAAGCATCGTATGTCTGAAATAGAAGTGCGACTAAAGGAAAAGCAGGAAGAGATGGATACAATGTTGAATACAAAGAAGCCTGAACATATTGATTTTTCTGATAATAAACTGAACGATAATAAACTTGCAAGTGATGAAATGGAGCGATTGATTGCTCATGCTTTATCATCAAGACAACAAGAATTAGAACATTTGACAATGAATAAAACTCTAGACAAATCTAAAAATGCCGAAGAATGGATATCTGGTTCAAACGATCCTGTAGCCAATGCACTAAATGCTTCTATTGCAATAAAACGCTCACAAGATATAAAACGTCCTCGGGAACAAAATCAAACCCTTGTCTCTACACCAGTTTCTCCCGTATTAGCACAGAAGAAAAATGTATCATTTAATGAAAGAGATAATAGTGAATTCGTTTATAATACAGATTTACAAGATAAAGATTCCGGTAATGGTAATGATAACACTGTAACCAGTCAACCGTTATCATTTCTTTCAAAATTAAAACGTAAACCTATACCAACAAATGACAATAACGATAATAACGATAATACTAGTAATATTCATCCATCGATGCAAATACCGTTGGATAATTTTATGACAGAATACAATAATAGAGATTCTATAGATGATGACGACGATGATTCATCTTCAGGTATGCATCTTTTCATAAATGAAAAAACTAGAGACATAAGAGAAGCGAGAGATTATGATAAATTAGATGAACGCATAAATAAAATACAAAATGATATGGAAAATATCAAAAATACACAGGAAAAAATATTAGAATTACTTAAATTGCAACATCAACAAAAGTTATTACCCATTGAAGATTTAAATTATGAAATTATGAATTGATATAATTATCTATACATCCAGAAAATCCACCATCTATTTTTATATATGCGCAATTATAATTCCCATTTTTTTTCATAATCTTCCAAAGATTTATTAAATGAGTTTTATCTTTAAACGTATCCATTGTTATACTACAGCCGTTTTCAATTTTATTCTCAACAACAGACGTTGTCTCTATAACTCTACAGTCTTGTCCGTATTTTTGCATAATTTTTAAAAGGTCCTTACAATTTTTTTGGGTAGAATTTGATACACTTATTTCTGTACTCATTTATATTTATTTATGTACTCATTTATATTTATATATGTACTCATTTATATTTAATCACTCATATTATAATTGTTTATAATTAGTAAAAAGTTACTAATTATATAAAACGATTTTCGATTAATCTCACGGTTCTCTTACGTCTCTAGTTTAATTACTTGTCTTTTACTTCAGGTTTAGCGGAGGCGCAGAAGAAACCTTTATTGAAATCTTACTTGCTTTTGTTGCGACGGGTGCGACTGGTGCTGTTGGGGCTTTCGCTTCTGCTGCTGCTGATGCTCCCACTTCTTTTTTAGATTTTGATTCTTCTTCACCTACACTAAGAGAAGGTTTATCACTCTTTTTTGGTTTAGCAGACGCGGCTGCAGCAGCAGGGGTTGATGCTACATGTGCTGATGATGTAGCCATCGCAGCACTCATCTTAACAAATGATTTTGCGCCTTCTTTTTCTACTATTTTACCAACGACTAATGGTTCACCTCCCATTTCTCTAGCTGCAAGGTAGCTACTATAGTCATATACAATACTTGTTTTCTTATCAAATGCATAATCTCCTTTAACGCCACCAATCGTCAATGTAATTTTTACCAATTTAAGTTCGGTTTCTTTCGTATTTTGTGCCATAGATGCATCTGATTCTTCACTATCAATAGACGGTGCAAATGAAAATTTGTTTGAATTTACTACCCCAAATGTGAAACATTTTAATTTCTCTTTTGATGCGACATTTCGGTGTATCGAACAATCAATAGACGACTCTTTTACTGCCATAAGTAGCTGTCGATTAATTTCTTCCTTAATAGTAGATATTTCAAATAAAGACTGATCAGTTGTTATCGGCTTCTTAGAGTCTCGTTTACTAACATCATTTAATCTAAGCTCAAGAGAGGAATCCTCGCTCATTTGTTTTGGTGTGAAACTCATTACGTATAACATGACACTAACTGTTCGAAGTTTCTCGTCTTTCAAATCGTTATGACTACAAATACGTCTAGCCCTCCCAATTACTTGCTCTATTCTTACAGGATGCCAATAAGGTTCCATAATATGCACATATCTTACATTCCGCAAACTGATACCTTCCGCACCTGATGCTGTAATCATAAGAACTTTTATAATTTCACCCATAAAATTGTTTGAAGATTTAGGAACTAATTGTTCTTTGATAGAAACAGGAATATAGTCCCATGTGCTATTAAAAACATTTCGAATAATCTCACGCTCCTCATCGCTCTCTGTGCCTGTATATAGTGCAAACATCGGCTTCCCTTGATCGGCTTCATTAATATCACATACCCAGTTGCCCGAATCATTTTTACGAATTTTAAAACGGGCGAATCCGTTTGCTTCAAGAACAAGTGAAAAAATACCGATTCCTTCTAATGTGCGAAATTGACTATACACCAGATTTAATCCTTGATGTTGCGGTTCTTGAATATTCTCTAACATTGCTAAAAATTTAGGACTATATATATGCAATTCACCCTGGGGCGGTTTTGTCAGAAATTTCATCATTCCGCTTTTAAGACGAGCTAGAGAAGCAATAATTCGTTTATCATATGTTGTATCTACCTTTTTCGTTATTTCTTGTGCTAATTCTTCAATTTCGTCGGTAGTATGTTCTCCGTTCGGATTTTCTAACCGTTCGCTTACTTTTATTGCATCTACATCTTCTTCGTTCGCACCTTCACGAATTGCGCCTTCAACATCTTCATCTTCTTTCGGTAAAGGGCGTCCTATTTCTGTCGGAAATACAAAATTGCAAAAAAGACGCGAAAAAATACGATATGTTGAAACAGCGTCTTCGTAAATATCGTCACCTCCACCCGCACCTGCTCCTGCTGCACCTGCCGCACCCGATGCTTTTGCTCCAGGGCGTTTTTTAGATTTGGCTTTCTTCTCTAATTTTCGTTCAGCAGCGCGGGCCTGTTCATATGCTACAAACTGATGATCGCTCATAGGCACTTCAACAACACGAAAATCCATATCTTTATCATATTTAGGCATAAGCTGTTCTTGTGCGCTTCTAAAATACGATGTGAGTCCTAATATACGACGTTGAAACATATTTATATTTTTAACTTGTCCTGTTTCCGAATTAATAAAATAAGAACGGAAAGCATCGAGAGAATCAGGCAAAGCTTTAAATGTTTCAATAGTAATACTCCCTGGTGATACATTTATATCGCGTCCTTTTAATATACCAAGAATAAGACGCTCAAAATCGGTATCTGTCATATTAGGCGTTTCGCCTTCGGGTGATACTCGCAATACTCCGTTATACTGCCCTTTATCGTCTACATTTAAAAACCCGAACGGATTTCGTGTAACTGTTAAAACATGGGAACTATCATTATAATCCATATAGTCGAGCGTATTTAACCCTTCAAATATCTTCGTGAGTGCTTTTTTATCTATTTTTGATTGAGATGCAATCTGAAGTGGGATTTTCCATGTTTTTATATAACCGCGCAAAATATTAAAAATAATCGCAATTTCGTTCGGATAATTAATAACGGGTGTGCCTGTAAGAAGAATAATTTTAACATTTTCGGCCGTCATTAACATATCATATAGTCTCATTGACATTGATGTAGGACGTTTTAATTTATTAACGATACGACTAATAAAATTATGTGCTTCATCTATAATAACTACATGATTTGAAAACGGATTCTGTGTAAAATCGGACGATAATGTTTTTAAATGACTCATGCGCATACCATTATAATTAAGGAACGTATATTTTGCATCTATCATTTGCTCTATTTGATGGTCGAGGCTTTCCTTTTCATCCGCGTTTAACCCAACATAATTTGAAGGTTTTTTTACATTTACTAACCATGCTCCACGTTTTTCAATAATAAATTTTTCTTTTAATTGTAAAATCGCGGCTAATGTTTGAATCATTGGATCAGCTTTATTCGTTATAGGAATAAATTCCCAAAATTGATTCTTCTTATAAATATCATCTCCGCATTTTTTCATCTCTTCTATATAATTTCTGCGCAAAGATGCAGGCGTCATTACGATAACATTTTTATATGTTTTTAATCCCTCCGCTATCGCAATTGAAGAACATGTTTTACCACTTCCCAAACCATGGTATAACAACAGTCCACGATAGGGGGTATATATATTTAAATATTCTCTAACTATTTTTTGGTGCGTTAAAAGAGAGAATTCGGCATTGGCAGCAGGATCGCACGAAATTTGCTCTTTCTGGCTCACAATTTCATCATGATATGTTAAAAAAAGTTCATTAATAAAATTGACAAATTTTTGACGATTTGTCATATAATAATGCGAAGCTGATACACTAGGCAGAGGACGCCGTGGTAGACGATTGACGACAATTTCGCCTTTTATTTCCATTCGTTCTATTTCTTCTGATATTAACCCCCATATTGGTTTTTCAGTTACACGTTTGGATGAAGATGGTGCTAATGCACCCACACCCACACCTACACCCATTGTTGCTGGTTCTTTTACAGCCAGAGCCTTATCAGCGCTCATAAAAAGTGAAACATCTTCAACCAAATGTATATGGCGTGGTAATTTTCGTATAATAATAATTTGTCGCATAAGTAAAGAAGTATCTGCTTCTGCTGCAGCCGCGGACACAGACACTAGACCTGATAGCATTGAACCCATTTTAGGTGATAATTTGCTTCGTTCGCTTTGTGTAATTTCACTAGCTTTTGCTACATGAACATGTAAAACTCCGCGAAGTCTTTCTAAAATATCAGAACGAACTAATATATTTTCTGCACGTTTATCTACAATATCAACATGAGGTTTAGGTATTGAGGCGAGTGCGCCTTCACCTTCCCCCATACCGGGTTGAGTATCGCGATGTGTAGGAAAAGTAATTTTTATTTTTTGCCTAGCTTGTGGTTTAGGTTTTAGAGGGTCAACATCTTTAGCAGGATTAGGATTAGATTGTGTAGCAGGAGTAGGTTTTGCTTCTAATCTTTCTAAAATAAAAGCAGGTGCTAGTTTTGTTTGAAGTGCATGAATCATAGTTTGTTGCGCATAATTGACTCCTGGTTTCCCGCTTGGAAGGATATGAGGTCCTACATCTGGAGCCTGCGACATTTGTAGTAAATTTTCTCTTGCACGTTCAGATAATTCTGTTCTTTCTAATTTTGCCTTTTCAGATACTAATCTTGCCGATGACTCTGCAACATTTTCTGATTCTTCTCCTTCGCCTTCGCCTTCCTGTTCCGATTGGATATACGGGTCATTAACAACAGCGCGAGATGATGCGACTGCGGCAGACGAAGAAACCGATGCGGATGAGCGCTGAGAATAAGATTGAGCAATACTTTCTAATCTTCTTAATGAACCTTCAATTTCTCTTTGTTGTTGTGGATCGTCTTTAGATTCTAGTAATCGTTTTTTAAAATCTTTTATTTGTGATTCTATTTTTTGATATTCTTGATCTGCCATTATAATATATTTATACAAATATTTATTATATACAACTATTAACAACTATTATATACAACAACTATTATATACAACAATAATAAAAATATAAATATTTATTATGGTTCATATCCACCTAGCGTTAATAATGTATTACATATTTTGAAGCGCAAATTCACAAGCAAATTGTTCAGCTTTTTTTTTGATTTTATGTGTCCCCGATGCAAAATGAACTAAAACGTGTCCTTTTTCTTCATATATTTCTCGAATTTTTGTAAATGATTTTAGTTCTCTGTAGTTGACAGCATTTTTATAATCAACTTGGTATATTTCTTTTCCCAAACATAGATAAACACCCATAGTATAGCCCATATCCATATCGTGCTGTATTTCTAAATAATCAGGCGTCGTTTTAAATTCCTTCTGTATTTTTACTTGCAAAATATTTTTATAATTATCGTCATTCTTAATCAATGATACCCAATCAATGTGTCTCTCAAAAACAGCTTCTATGAATTTCTGTGCCATCTGAAATCCTGGTCCAGTAACAAACACATTTTCGAACCATTTGCCTTCATCATGCACAGTAATTTTATTGAAATCTAGAAACAATGCACCTATAAATGCCTCGAATAGACATCCCAGTTTTTTAAGATTCGTTCGTGTATGTTTTTCCTCTGCATGTTTCGAAATAATAAACCATTTATGTAGTCCCATATCGTAAGCCAATTTCCCAATAGATTCATTTTTTACGATTGCTATTTTTTTTTCGGTCATAAATCCCTCATTCTCTTTAGGAAATCTACGATACAGGTAATATTTTGTAACACATTCTAGAACTCCGTCACCGAGAAATTCAAGACGTTCATTTGATTTTGTTTTAAGGGGCATACAATTTGCAGGTTGAGGCATAATTTTAATATTCTCTCGTGCATTTTCTAATTGGGGGCGTTTTGTATATGATGCATGAATAAAAGCACGGCGATATAGCTCGTAGTTATTGAGTGTTGTAGGAATACCATATGATGAAAGAATAGATTGAACTTCGTTCAATGTAATCTCTCTATTTTCGTGATTGTATGGATTAAATATATAACCTTCATCGCATTGAACAATATCCATATCATTTAATATATTTTTTCCTTGTGATGTATTTAATTTAGGAGATTGAGATGGCGAATTTGATTCGGATGTTTTTTTTGTCGTAGTTTGTGTTGACGTTGACATGGTGGATATTTAGAAGTTAGGATTGTTGTTTTTATTAAATCTTACTATTAATTCTAGTTTTATCTTTAAATGATTTCAATTATTTTATTTTACTTTATAAGTAATAAACAAAACAGAACAGAACAAAATAAATAAAACATAACAAAATAAAAAAAAATAATATAAATCGTATATTTTTATTTGTTTTGTTTTATATTTTTATATTTAGCATATATATAAAACATAGAAAATGGTTTTAAGTGGTCCTAAAAGGGTTTCGGCAATAAGTTCTCTTACTAATAAAGGATGTATTTTTGGAAGTATGGCTGGAATGCCTCCTACTATCGGTGTTCCCGCAAGTATTGTAAGCGTATATCAGAAAGAAACTAGTTATTGCAACTATTGTCTTCCTCCTGGATGCAAAGACGGTTTTGCTTATTTGAAAGCGAAAGGTCTGTTGAACGGTAACAAAGGTGCGGGTGGTGTAGGAAGAATGATGTATATGCCCGGCTTTAACAGATTAATGGGTGGTGGAAAACAGAATAGTATTTAATAAAAATATTACATTTTATTAACATATTTTTGACATGATATATTTTGACATTATATATTTTGACATTATATAATCTTTAAATTTAATATTACAAGATTATATAGAATTAATCTAATGCCTGAGAGAAATGGTCCAAGAAGTCATAACGGGCGTTCCGCTACCGCTCGTCGTGTTTTGTTTAGCGGTCCTGGTTCAACCGATGGTATGTATACCAATACAAAGAATGGTGGTGGAATGAAAAAGGGTGGAGCACAGCCTAGTGCAACAGGATTTATGATTCCTTTTGGTCAAAGAACTCATATCGCAGTTCCTGCTTTGAACAAAGACTTTTTATTTAAATTTAGACAATACTATAATGCTCCTCGTCACGCCGGTCCCATGTTGTAATGATACATGTATAAGCGAATACAGTATATATTAGGACATCGGAGCATCAAGTCTATGTAAATATGAATTACGACTATAATTCATATTTATAACTTTCATAAACAATATAAAAATTGCGTATATATATTGTATAAACACAAGTATTACATATCTATATCCCATCTATCTAGCCTAGGTATGATAATAAAAGCAGACAATCGTGAAACAGATTTAATACCTTTAATTGAAAGAAGATTAGAAGCATGTGCTTTAGAATCTTCTACATCTACATCTACAACTACAACAACTATACCAAAAAAAAATATAAAAAATGGATGTCTAGTTCCGCTTCATATGTTTCAGGAGGTAGATGTGAGTAATGAAGTATTATCAGTAAATGGTGGTGCTGCTGCAGGTATAGGCACAGATACAGATGCAGGAGATGCGAGAGAAATTAGGAAAATACATAAAATGAAAATAGAACAACTTCATATCGGAGATATTGTATTCGAAAACGATTCTGGAAGTCCTATCCTTATCTTTGAAAGAAAAACGTTGAATGATTTGGCTGCGAGTATTAAAGATGGTAGATATACTGAACAATCTTTTCGACTAGATAAAGAAGCAATACATAACCACAATATTATATACATTATTGAAGGGGATATTGAACGATATAACGAAAAAAAGACACATATTTCTAAAAAAACACTTACGAGTAGTATGTTTTCGTTGTTATATTACAAGGGGTTTTCAGTAATAAGAACGAATACAATTTTCGAAACAGCAGATACAATTGTATTTTTTGCAGACAAGTATGATAAAACGTGTATAAGTGATAAAACACGTAAACCTTATTATGATCTTAAACAACATGATGATGTTATTAAAGATTACAAAGAAGATGATAGTTGTGTTAAAAAAGAGAAGGACAATGACAAGGACAAGGACAAGGATGAAAGTGAAAAATATTGTGATGCATTTAAGGGTCATAAAGAAAAAAACGAATATATAACTCCTGAAAATATAAATATAATCATGTTGTCGTGTATACCGACTATAAATTCGAAAACGGCCACACAGGTCATGAGTGAATATAAGACAATACAAAATCTCTTATATCAACTTGAAAAAGAACCCGAATGTTTAAATACATTTATGATAAAGACGGAATCAGGTAATATGCGTAAAATTAATAAAAATTGTGTGGATAATATTAAAAAGTTTCTATGTGCGAATAAATAATTGTCGTGATAATATTAGTATATATTTAATACTTCATCGTCGGCATAGTAACCTTTGTCAACCAGTGTTTGTGTAAAATCTGAACCTCCCCAATTTGGGTCCATAGGATTTGGACTTAATCCGGTCGACTCAGTTATATAGTCGAGCATCATATCGGGTGTAAAATCGCCTTGGTCAACATTAGAATTATCATATCCTGGATATGAATTTACATTATAGGGGGGGTCACTATGGGATGCATCGAGTAATTTGGTGACTTGTTTTCGTGGGGGTGGTGAATATGGGAATGCGGAAGCGGGAACGCCACTTAATCCTCCTTGTAAATTTGTAGGACCGGGGCGTATTTTATAAGATTCCGAACCCTGTGTATTCATAGAATTTTGGAGATACAATACAGGACATATGGTTCCTGAAGCGCGTTGGAAATCGACAAATTCTACATATTCTTCTAAATTATTAAATACTATAGGATTTACACCAGGAATTTCTTTTTTTTTCGAATTATACAAATAAAGCTGTGCTCCTTTTTGGATCAATACATTTGGGCAATTTGAATCTGCTGCAGGCATTGTTAATGCTTCTTTAAAATCAGCAGTTGTATAATTTAATACAAAATATGTAACCATTATAAATAAAACAATGATTGATAAATTTTTTAACGCCATTTATATATTATTTTATTATAAAAATATTATTGTATTTATATATTTAACGATACTATTTGTATAATACTATTTGTATAATACTATTTGTATAATAAATAATATTGTTTTATTATATACAATGATCGAAGTTCCTGATGAACCTAAAATATTATCTGAAAGTGAAGTTATGGAATTAAAAAATAAGCACGGTGTTGTGTTATTTTATATGAATGGATGTGGACACTGTGTTGTAATGAAACCGACGTGGAATAAATTAATAAATGAACTTAAAGAAAAACACAAAAATGAAATTATATTGGGAGCGATTGAAAGTGGTGGTATGGATATTTTTAATAAACATGGTTTGAAACCATCGGTTTCTGGATTCCCTACAATACTGTATTTTAATCCAAACAAACCTGATAAACCTGAATCATATACTGGGGACCGTAGTTATGAAGATTTGAAAAAATGGATATTAAAGAAAAAAGGTGCAAGCTCCGATAATAATTTAGTTATACTAACAAACAACACGCCAAAAAATAAATCACCCTCACCCAGTAAAGGTGAACACATGATGGGTGGTGGAAGACGAACGCAAACACGAAGACGAACCAGGCGAAGACACATGAAGCATAAATCGCATAAATCGCGTAAACATCGTAAGTCAGCTGCGCGTAGAAACTCAAGGAGACGTTATCGAAGGTAGTGTGGTTGCATAGTAATATAATGACGCATCTAGAATTAAATATACTGTAATTATTTTTAATTTAAAATAAAATTGAAAATAATTTATGAATAAATATAAACAAATATACTGCAAAACAAACAATTATATTTTAATATGTCCATCTCTTCACATTCGTCTATGTCTGAAACCGATAATGCACGTAGCCTTTTAGATAAAGTCTTAGAAACACAACAACAAATTGCCGATAGTTTTATTGTTAAACGATGCGACGAGATCCAATACTATGGATGGTTTTCCGAAGAAGTTCAGGCATCCAGAATGGGAAAACAAACAGAGCATAAAATTAGAATGAATAATACTAACGATAATAGAAAAACTATAAAAAGTCCTCCATATACATATTGGTTGCAAGAGAAAAAAAAGGTTCTTGTTACAGATGTTACACTTACCGATGAAGTAATGACAAGACATAAAGAAACGAATGCAATATTTTTAGGAAAACTTGACAAATTCTTTTGCAGGTCTTATACTAAATTGTAACAATTTTACATTGAAGGTATATATTTCAATACATAAAAAATTGAAACGAAATTATTCATGTTAATTATATGCACAACCTAAAGCACACATCGTTGTTGAGATGGCATCTGTATCTATCAAATCTGTCAAAGTGAAGCATCTGCGAATCAACTTATTCGCTGCTGTCAACAACAACAACAATAACAACAACAATATAAATGATATTATAAATAATACGATTCAAATCGATATGCACAAAGAAGAAAATGAAATAGAAATCGAACAGAGAGAATTACCTGTAATTGATGGTGAACAGGATGACACACATGATGATGCAAGTGATACGGGAGGTGAAAAAAAGAGTGGATACTACTACAAAAATAGGGAGAGAAAATTAGAATATCAGAAGAAATACAATAAAGAACAAGGAGATAAAATTAAAAATTATAATAAGGATTATTACCAAAAAAGGAGGGATGAAATTCTCGAGAAAGCAAAAACAAAGATTAGTTGCGAGTGTGGATGTGAAGTTCAGTTATTTAACATGAACAGTCACAAAAAGACCAAGAAACATTTGCGTGCACTTGAGTTTGTCACGGCATCGAAACTTCGAGACCATATGTAAAGTTATTCAACTGTTGTATGGTTTTAAACTATGGATGGTAAAATTTATTTTTTTTAAGTGTTTTATTATTACTACTACTACCATATTTTGGATGCTTTTTGAATGATTTAGATAGGTGCTTAAAATCTTTGTATTCTAATTTCGGTTCATCTTTATTAAAAAATTCTTTTATATGTTCTAACATTTTTTTACTAACAATAACATCTATATCATGCTCATGTGTGCTTTTTTCTAATACATTATATTTTAGTCTTGATTTTGAAAATTTTCTGAATTCTTCTTTATTTGCTATATCATTTGAAAGGGGTGAATTTAAAAATCTATTTACTATTTCATCTGATGGTAAAATATATTTGTATTCTTTTACGTGAATATAATATACATTATCGTGTCCCATTTTTGGATGAAATATATCATCGACAAAACATATTTCTATTTCGGATGGTAATTTTGTGCATCTGAAAAAGTCATCGATACATTTATCATGCGTTGTTCTATTTATTTCTATAATTACGCCATTTATTTTAAAAGCGGCTATAATCTGGTCGAATATTTTTGAATTTAATTTATGTTCAAAATAACCCTTAATATGTTCAGCCCATTTTCGTTCTCCATTATTGTTTGTGTAAATCATAACTGCTTGACACTTATTTTCTTTCTTCTTTTGTAACAAAAATCTTAAAATACTAACCATATTAGGTCTAATGAACTCAGGATATAAATCCATTAGCTCATTAAATATACTGTATGCTTTATCGTTATTTTTATAGTATTCATCTAATAATATACAAAATCTACCAAACTCGCCGAAATATCCAAGAGTTTCATCTAAATCAAAAACAACAACTTTTTTTTTTATGTTTTTTATTAATTTAGGCATTTAAAAATATATATTTTTATATATATTTTTATATATATTTTTATATGGAAAGTTATATTAAAAATATTATCTAATTTTAATATAACTTTAATATAACTGTAATTATTGATGGGTGTTTTAAAAAAAAATGACTACATAAAAATTTTAGATTATTATGATATACCCATTACTTCTTCAGATACATCTAAACAAATAAAAAATAAAGCCGAACAAATACTCGCGGAAAAATTATGCAAGTGTATTAAAAAGGTTAAAAATAGTCATGATAATAATACGGAAACTAACACTGATTCCAAAGATGCAAACGAATCACGCGCTATAGCTATTTGCAACGATACTATATTTCGTCGCAAAGGTATTCGTCATAGCAACTTTACATGCAAAAAGCATCCGAGCCTTTTAAGATTTCCTGGAAAAAAATATTCCCTTATAAAAAGAAGTAAATATTTATCAAAAAAACAAAAACTTAGAAGACAGTCGTTGACTAAAAAAAATAAATATATTAACATTAAACAATGAATTAATTTGTTATATTTATAATAACAAATTAATAGCTTTTATACATATATTTTTTGTTTTGTTTGTTTGTTGGAAATGATTTAAGCAGTCGGCTTAGACTGACGAGGCTTCTTTGCTGGGGCTGAACGAGGAGTGTCGGGTTCGTCAGCGGCTACTGCAGAAGACTGTTCAGTGGGTGCAGCGCGGACAAAGGTAGGGCGCTTCTCAGTAGACTGTCCTGACCTATCATCGCGTCCTGAACGTTCTCTGTCTGCACCTCGTGAGTCACTATGTTCCTGATGGTTTTGACGAACCAGCATCCACTCGCCGCCACCGCCACCGCCACGACTACTACTATAACCCCCACGTCCAGTGCTGCGCTCACCACCACGTCCAGTGCTACGCTCACCACCACGTCCAGTGCTACGCTCACCTCCACGATCGCCTCCGCCAGTATAACCTTCACGCCCACCACGAACACCACCACCTCCACGCACTTGAGTCCTACCTCTCTCACCACTTCCATTATTCTCTTGCGATGCACGATGCTCATGACGTGTCTCGCAAAACAACTTGCCTCCCTTTACACCCCGAACATCTCCAGCCTGAAACTTATGAGTTCCAGAGTCAGTGCTGACTACTACAAACTCCACATACTCACCTTCTACCAAATAACGGTATTGCTCCTGACTTACAGTAACCGCTGAGTGGTGAACAAAGATCTCGCTAGCATCTTTGTACAGGTCGTCGCCGCCAACAACCGAAATAAAACCAAAACCTGTCTTGTTATTGAACCACTTCACGCGCCCAGTAAGACGAACAGGGGCTGATGTAACAGAAGAACTCTCAGAACTCATTATTATGTGTCGATACTATAATATATGCGGTGGCTTTAAGTATATTTTGATTTTATTTATTATATTCTAAAATAGTTATTGTAATCTTATTTGAAATATTATAACGTTTTAAGTAACATTTTACACTGTCGTATCATATATGAATAATCAGGTTTCTCTTCAAATTCTAAACTATAAGAATAGTCAAGCAATTTTTGAAAAAGGGTAGGAAGCCCTTCACATAATTCTTCCGATGTAGTCATTACTTTTTTATCGTATACCAATTCTTCTTTTGTTCGCGTGTCTCCTTTTTTTGAACTTAAACCCATCCAAGTTAATGTTCCTTTTAATAAATAGATCGCAACATACATTATTGAAATTATATCATCGCGTCTCGAATATACATTCCCTTCATGAATATGTTTACTAGTATACCGCATCGTTCCAACCATAGACTTGTCATATGTATTTATAACATGTTTTTCACCTTTCATATAAAATCTTGAAAGCCCAAAATCTATTATATTCAATATTTTTTCATCATCGCCGGATTTTTGTTCTGATGAATGCAGGCTTAACATAAAATTTTCTGGTTTTATATCACGATGCACTACACCCGCATCATGAACCCTTTTGATAATTTGTATCATTGATATCAAATAATTCGTAACATCTTTTGTATATGACGGAATTTGTTTCATCAAATTATCAACACATTCTGTATTTATATCAGCACATAGATGTGACGAGGGGGGTGAATTTTCTAAATATTCGCTATTTTTTTCTTCTAGTTCATTAACATCATCATTTATGCTACTATTTTCAATGTTTGGAGATTCATTATCTGAGCATTGTGGATATGGATGTGGACGCGGTTGTTGTTGTTGCTGTAAAACTAAATTAACATTTTCATTTCTCGTATGCAGTGATGCATCAATAATAGAATTATCAGCCTTTAGTTTATTTATTTCTTCACATAATGTGCGCGAGAATAAATCCATAACGATTATGTTTTTGTTTGATTCTGATCCAAAATATCGTAACTTTACAACACCGGGTATTCCAGCTAAATGATTTAATATCTTTGATTCCCATAGTAGTGTTGGAATTTTTGTCGTAGTTGCTTCAAATTTAATCGCTACTCTATCTCCAGATATAATATTTATCCCTCTATATACTGATCCAAAACTTCCCGATCCTATCTTTTTTTCAAATACGTATCTAGAATTTATAAGCGTCCTATTCTTATATTTTTCAGGTATTTCTGTTACCATCGAAGAATCTATTTGTTCAAATACTATGGGTTGTTGTGTAGCTGATGCGTTCGACATTGCAGGTTATTATTTCGGTATAAAAGTTGTTATGAAGTATAATTGTATGGGTTGTTTTATTGTATTATTATACTATGCAATATTTATAAATCAATTTTATAAATATTATTATTTGTTAGTCGCTTAGTCGCTTAGTTATTTATTAGTTCTTTTAACATCGTCGTAGAAATATTCGGTGTTCGTTCCATATATAATACATCGCACGAAACCCAATCAAACTTTCCAATCCAGTCATCTCCCATCATTAATATATCCGCACCCACATCCGTAACATATTTGTTTTTATAATCTAAACTCTCTTCTTTGAATATCGCATCCACATATTTTTCGCCCCCTGATTCAATAATGTTTTTACGTTTTTCATAATCATATACACTTATTTTACCTTTTTGTAGATTTAATTCGTCACTAGATAAACCTAGACAAAGATATTCGCAAAAAAATCTACATCTTTTTAATATATTATCATGTCCAAAATGAAATAAATCGAATGTTCCAAATGTAACACCTTTTTCATATTTATGTATTATAAGTTTACTCATATTATTGTTAATACTTTTTACATTACTACCATTAAGTGGACATATATCTGCAAATTTTATATAAAATAATTTAGGGAAGTTTACTGTAGTTGTATCAATAGACGACTTCATATTTATGTAATAGCTATACAGGTTTGGGTTTCTTATGAATAAGTTAGTAGTATAATTAAGTATGTCATTACATGTGTCATCTATTTTTTCAGATATGTATACATCTGTTACTATATTTGGAATGAAAAAAATTATATCTTTAAGATATAATATTATATCGTAAACATTTAATAAATTACTATTACTATTACTATTATTGATATATTTTTTTATTGATACATCAAAAATTATTTTATTGATATTATTATCATAAATGTATTTCAAAATAATAAATGCGCATATATTATTTATATGAAAATTAACATTAGGAAAAGTGTTTGATATTTTTATTTCAATTTGATTATAATAATCGGAATTTATAGTATTTATATTATTATTTAAAAAAATCAAAATTTCGCGTGATGTTATTGTTTTATTATGAAATAATAAAAAATATTGCGCCGACTTATAGTTTATTATATTATAAATATTTTGTATTTGTTCGGGATTCTCTTTTGCAAACCATGATAAAGTATGCATCATTATATGTATGTATAGATTAAATATTTAATATTTAATGTAATTTATTCATTCTGTTATACCAAATTATAAATTGATATAAAAGAATTAAAATATATGTTATAAGTATGGAAAATGACATCTAACAAGAAGAATACGTTGTTTTTTAATGCATTTTTATTTATTGGGTTATTTTATACATCTATACCAATAAAAGTAGATGCAATTCCAGTTCAACTTATACCAAGTGAAAGTATAAAGTATCCAATACATATCGCGTGTGAATGCGATTATTATTTATATGTAGATGATAAATATATCGAACAAGCAAATACTGAAGTCAATACAGTCGAGAACTGGGAAGAGGGACATCCAGGGTGGAACGCTACAAAGAAATTTTATCCGGTTATTGATAATGAAAGTCCAAAAATAATTGCTTTTAATGGAATGGGGGGACAATTTTCGGGGTTTTTGAATGGGTTTGTTATGGACTTCAATGAGGGTAAAGATTATACAAAACATCAGGAATGGAAGTGTAAGGATTTTTCAAAGAGTGTAAATAAAGTGCCTCCTCCTCCTCCTCCTCCTAACTGGTTTACTTTTGATTATGATGATAGTGACTGGAATATGGCTACGTCTTTTGGTGAAAATTATCAAAATAATAGTTTTCAAATATTTCAACACGAGCGTCAGGATATAAGTCTTCAGGCTGAATGGCTTTGGACTAGTGATAATTCAAATAAAAATATTTACTGTAGGAAAAAAAATACAAATACTATAACCATTCCATTGCCATCAACATCGGCACCACCTCCCGTGCAAACATCTGCACCTATTCGTGTGTCGACAACGATACACCCAACTCCTGTGCAAACATCTGCACCTATTCGTGTGCAAACATCTGCACCACCTCCTGTGCAAACATCGGCACCTATTCGTGTGTCAACAACGATACTCCCATCTCCTGTGCAAACATCAGCACCTATTCGTGTGTCGACAACAATACACCCAACTCCTGTGCAAACATCTGCACCACCTCCTGTGCAAACAACTGCACCACCTCCCGTGCAAACATCTGCACCTATTCCTGTGCAAACATCTGCACCTATTCGTGTGTCGACAACGATACACCCAACTCCTGTGCAAACATCTGCACCTATTCGTGTGTCAACAACAATACACCCAACTCCTGTGCAAACATCTGCACCTATTCGTGTGTCGACAACGATACACCCAACTCCCGTGCAAACATCAGCACCTATTCGTGTGTCGACAACGATACACCCAACTCCTGTGCAAACATCTGCACCTATTCGTGTGCAAACATCTGCACCTATTCGCGTGCAAACATCTGCACCTATTCGCGTGCAAACATCTGCACCTATTCCTGTGCAAACATCGGCACCTATTCGTGTGTCGACAACAATACACCCAACTCCCGTGCAAACATCAGCACCTATTCGTGTGCAAACATCAGCACCTATTCCTGTGCAAACATCTGCACCTATTCGTGTGTCGACAACAATACACCCAACTCCTGTGCAAACATCTGCACCACCTCCTGTGCAAACATCTGCACCTATTCCTGTGCAAACATCTGCACCACCTCCTGTGCAAACATCTGCACCTATTCGTGTGCAAACATCTGCACCTATTCCTGTGCAAACATCAGCACCTATTCGTGTGCAAACATCAGCACCTATTCGTGTGTCGACAACAATACACCCAACTCCCGTGCAAACATCTGCACCTATTCGTGTGCCGACTATTGTTATTTCCCCTCACATCCAAATAATTATTCAAAATATTAAATATTCACAAAGACGTTCGTATGCGCATGTTGATAATTTATTTAGAAAATTAAAACTTTATAATGACGAATACAATCTTTATAAACAGTTGATTATTGCGCGTTTACATCTAAGACAACACTATAATGCAATATTTTATGATATTAAACATATTTTAGAAAAACAAAACAACTATGATTCTATGCCAATACCAACGCCATTACCGTCAATCGATAAAAATGATAATAAAAAATCAGTAAAAAATATACCTCGCTATATTCATTCCATGCATACCTTAAACACGTGTATAAAGAAAATAGAAAAAAGTATTCAATTCATTAAAGGAAATCATAAATATATTCTTCTTAGAATTTTAAATAAATTAAAACTACAGTATCAACAAGATACAGAACAATTATTTATGTTAATTAAAAATACAAGATAAAATATTATATAATATTCGATATTTTGCTCATTTAATAAAATATTTTTATCACAAGATATTATTAATTTTTAATTTGCGTTTTATTTACATATTATAACATATTATAACATATTATAACATATTATAACATATAATGAGTTTACTTAGTTTAGTGGATGATGCCGAAACAGATAAGAATACTTCTCATTCTTATTTAGAATTATATGAAACATTATTATCTTCTAAGAAAGATACTGCAAAAAATATATTAGAAATAGGTATCGGTGACTATAGAGTGAAAAATGGAGGTAGTATAAAATTATGGAAAGCTTATTTCACAAACGCTAAAATTTACGCATTAGATATTATTCCCATTCATCGCGTCCTTGATGAACTTGTAAATGACGAAAGAGTTGTTTTATTTACTAGCACTAACGCATATGATGAGAAATTTTTCAATGAAAATATTTTGAAAAAAAATTTGAAATTTGATTTCATGTTAGATGATGGTCCACATACATTAGAAAGTATGAAAACATTTATAAGATTATACTCAAAAGTTATGACGGATGATGGTATATTAATTATAGAGGATGTTCAGTCTATTGACTGGTGGCCCATTTTGTATAGAGAAGTTCCGCAACATTTGAAAAAGTTTGTAAAACCTTATGACTTAAGAAAAAATAAAAATCGTTACGATGATATTGTATTTACTATTGACAAGTCGTCTATTTAATTTTTTTATTGTTATTGTTATTTGACAATATTATATAATATTATATAATATTTATATATCATATAATATATATCGTATAATATATATCGTATAATATATATACAACATACCACATAAATATATTTATATATTTATATTTACATAGTAGTAATAATAATTCATAACTAATGCCTCAAAAATCTTCATCTTCATCCTATAAAAACACAACGACTTTTGAAGAACGACTGCAAAAATCAACTAAAATGACATCACTTTACCCCGATCGTATTCCTGTTATTGTAGAAATGTCATCCTCTTCTGCAAGTTATAATACATATATAGCATCTTCCCATAAAGTTAAATATCTTGTTCCTTATGATATTACGATGGGACAATTCATTAAAATATTACGAGATAAAGTTAAAATCGAACCTGTAACCGCTCTCTTCTTCTTTATTAACAATAAACTATTCCCCATTATTACACCCATTGGTGATATTTATAAAGAACATCGTGACGAAGATGGTTTCTTATATATAGAATTCTGCGAAGAATCTACGTTCGGATAAAAATATATATATTATATAAACATAGAACCATTATTATATGTTATAATAGCACAATATAAGTATATATCTGCGTATATTAAATAATTATTATCACAACAGTATACCATTATTAAGACTGATATGATGCTTTTTGAAAACTATGTTTTCCCTCATATAATGCAAAATATATCATCATTTTTTAAAAATAAAATAGATATTTTTAAAAAAAATATATCCCGTAATAATAACAACGACAATATTAACGCAAATAACCCATTATTATATTCGAAAACTTCAATGCATAATTTAAAAACATCGGTTACAAGTCCTGATTCGTCCAAATTATCAAATACAATAATTACTACAACTACTACAATATCTACATCAACAACTATTACAACTATACAAAATATTATTATCCCATCCTCCTCTGTTCATACCCCAAAATATATGACCCATCCTCCTACTACTCCGTCCTCCTCATCCGATTCTTCCTCCTCATCCTCGTCCAATTCTTCCACCAACACATCTCCTACTAATAATTTCACAACTTTTATACAACCGGTTATACCATATGAAACTCCCACATCGTTTAACGAAAATGTTATTTCATCTATTATTGATATGAATATCATCGATACAATTGTATACGAAAATAATAAAGAAAATAGAAACGACAAATATGTATCACAATGTGAATATTTTTATATGAAACAACAAGAATTTGCTATTTTAAATAATCGTTTAGACCCATATATTTATGACGAGTTTGAAAAAATTATTATGGGATTTTTACACACTAATGCCGTTTTTTTATCATCGCTTTCTCCTATCAAAATATATGCAAATGATTTAGTTAATAAATATACGCGTTATGGTGTTTTTGAAACACAAAATTTCATTATTAAAGCAGATAATAATGCCGAAATATTTAATTCCGAATTAGAAGTAATGTTACGCATCAGTTCTGGAATAATACAACCACATAATATAGTTCTTCCATATTATGTAAAACTCAATAGAAATCATACAAAAAAATCTATGCATTTTAGTGTTCAACCGCGTATTAAAAATACAATAGCACTACATAAATGGATTGATCTACGCGAAAATAGACATACCGATATAGAAAAACATATACAATTGTGTATTACTATATCAAAGTCTATACTATTTATGCATACACATGATTTAGTTCATGGAGATATAAAACCCGACAATATTCTAATTGAAAAAAATACAAACACACCATATATTATCGACTTCGGATTATCAGGACTACATGGTTTATCTGCAGGAACAGGTGGCACAAAACCATTCTGTTGCCCCGAAACAAAAAATATATCAATGATAAACGATGATTATATATGGGGTATAAATAATAAACAATACGACTTATGGTCTATCGCGTTTATATTTTCAACTATTATCATTTTTAAAACATGTTATAACTATTACTCGGATTATCCTCTGGATTATTTTACTACGGATAAATATGTAAAACCTAAATATTTACTTCAAATACCTGAACCATTTCACGACATATTTATGTCTATTCTTTGCAAAAAATCGGATATTAATCTTTCCAATTTTATTAGTCTTCTAGAAGATGCACTCCTTGTCTCATCTTCAGTATAATATTATGATGTATTCACCTCGCTCTTCGCGCGATTATCTACTATATCTATACTTACATCTATATTACCATCTTCAATCACACTATTATGTGTGGGTGTTTCCATTGTTTCCACTTTGTCCATTATTTTCATCTTTTTTGCAATAACACGTTTTGTATTTTGTCTCTGTAATAATGACATTACTAAATGATTACTTATTGATAGCGTATTCATATAAGTCTTATACTTAAATACACACAACGATGTATTCGATTTTACAAATTTTATACTATACCACCAATATGCAGGTATATGTATCATTTGTCCAGGTATTAGTGTGACGTCTACTGTTCTTAATTTATCAAAATCGGCACGATATTGTGTCTGAACATTCCACACATTTACCGGTGACATAAATTCGAAATTATCATAATCGTTTACAGCATATAAATACTTTGTTGATTTTGGAGGTAGTAGTCTTATTATGACTTTGCCATGTGTAACTATAAAATAATTACGATAATTCAAATCATATCTAAGAGGCGTTTCTGCATTTAAAGATGCGAATAATATATCATAAGAACATGATGATACCATAGATGGTCGAAGAAACATATCTCCGTTTCTATAATATTTAATTAATCCCGATTCTTCTAAAAAATCAGAATTATGTTCGCTAATATATTTCGCATCTTTGTCTTTTTTAAATAATTCCACAGATTCGTTTATCGCTAAAGGAACATATAATTCTGTTTCATCGTCATATTCTTTTATATTTCTTATTTTTATATCATGTGCGCTATAATTCGCCTTTATATTATTAAAATTACAACTATTTGTTAAATTATCGTTGATAAATTCGGTCACAACCGGTTGCCTCAAATCGCATACCTCTTCTAATTTATCCTTTGATGGTTGACATATTTCATATATTTCCAAATCATCTACCTTTTTCAAATGGAAACAAACGTGCAAATATATAAATAAAACAACACAAAATACGATAATAGCTATAACTTCTTTCATGGATGGATGTATGAATGTATGGATATATTTATTTTTACTACTTTATTTTTATACTAATTTTTACATAATTATACTCATTGTTACCCAAAATTAATAATATAATATAAAATCTATTTGTAGAATTTATATTATACCATACCATATTTTTATTCTTAATCTCTTAATCATGCACCTCCTCTAAGTTATCAAGTGATACACTAAATACGCCACCACCGCCTTCGCTCATTCCATAATTCATTTCATTATAATTACCCCCATCGTTTCCGACTATATCATTACTTATGTTGTTACCGGTGTTGTTGTCATCGTTTGTTATATATGGATTATATACACTTGATGTAATATCTGCTTGCACAATTTCATAAGCGTGTTCAAGATCACCTCCACCACCATCACCATCGCCATCGCCATCGCCATCGCCACCACTCTCGCAATTATCACTTCCAGTTGTATACGATGGTAGTCCATTTGATATAAGTTTCATTACAAGCCCAGATAGTTCATTCAATGTAGTTTGTTGCGAATTAAGTAGACTTCTAAGAGATTCATTTTCCTTCTGAAGAGGCTCTATTTGATTAATTATATCGGATAAATTTGTGTTTGTTAATATATTATCCAGAAGTTTTGCTATAAAATCAGTATTGTTAATTATATCATCATATGAACCACCGCGTTGTTCCACCTGAATGTTATTATTTACTTGTTCGCTTTTACTTCCACTCCCTCCCTGCATCCTTTCCGCTTTATCTGCTTTATCTACCCGATTTGACAACATTTGTATCTTATTTGAATGCTCGTTTAAAATTGCATCCATATTCAACAACTCGTCATGGTGTAACTTAAACAATACATTTGGTGGAAGTGCTGCACCTGATGGCAAACACGGCAATCCCGCTGCACTAATAGGCAAATCACGAATATGAATACCATTCACCTCCGCCATAGCCCTATTATGTATAACAGGATTTACCGTATATGGTCCAGGCACATTTATAGTAGCACCATTTACATTTCCATTATTCATTCCACTCGATGGGTTTCGCGTTTGTAAAGGTGCTGGTGGCATAGATGATTGCTGAGGGGCTGTTGCCGGTTTAGGTTGCGATGACGCAGTCGCAGCAGCCGCCCTTTGCTGAAGTTGCTGAAATAATTGTTGCTGAATTTGTGGAGGAAGTTGGCGAAAATTTGGAGGTAGTCCTGGAGGTAAACTCATTTGTTGCCCTGGTTGTCCCGGTCCTCCTGCCATTGGTGGCGGCATACCCCCTCGTCTCTTTTTTGCTGCAGATATCGAAGCGCTATTACTCATATTAATAATCGTATATATTTCTTATGAATAGTATTTTAAACCCTTTTATACGCAAACATTTAATTAATATTCTGCATGTTTTTATATATAAATATTTGAAATATTACAATATTTTCCTAAACTTTTACACATACACACACACACACACGCTATGCAACCATTTTCATAAAAATTGATTCGTGGCTTTTGTAATTTATTAATTTAATATCCTCAATATTGTAATTATCTATTTTCTCACGGTTCTTATCCGTCTCACATATTTCAATTCTTGGAAATTCATACGGCTTTCGCTTCATTTGCTCCTTCAATGCTTCAATATGTTCTTCATATATATGCGCATTCCCCAAATGGTATATAAACTCATGCGCAATAAGCCCACAATGTTTCGCAATTATATGCGTCAATGCTGAATAACTCGCTATATTGAATGGAACACCTAATCCTACATCCCCACTCCTCTGATATAGCGCACAGTATAGCTTATTCCCATCTGTTACATTAAATTGCATGAGCACATGACACGGAGGGAGCGCCATATCGTTTAATTGACAAGGATTCCATGCACTTAATACCATTCGTCTACTTGTTCTAGTCGTAGGATCAGGATTCTTAAGTGTATCTATTATTTGCTGAAGCTGGTCTACACCTTTCCCACTATAGTCAACCTCACACCCCATATATGGAGCATTAAAATAGCGCCACTGATGTCCATACACAGGTCCTAAATCGCCTTCTCTATTTTCATGTAATCCTCTACTATCTAAAAATTCACGAGATCCATTACCATCCCATATATGCACTCCTTGTTCCTGTAAAATATGGTTATCTGTATTTCCGCGAATAAACCATAATAACTCTTTCATACACATTTTCCATGCAGTTCGTTTTGTTGTTAATATAGGAATTTTACCATCACATAGTGAGAATACCATAGAAGCACCGAAAATAGATTTAGTCATTCCATTACGACCCATTTCCATAGTGCCATATTCTAAAATATCATTAATAAGATTTAGATACTGATATTCCTCATGTTCCTCGCATATATTTTCAATATGTTTCATATAATTACATTTCATATTACCTTTAGCAAGTCTCTTCAACATTATTGTTGTATTTTATTTATTTCATTATATATCTTTAGTATCTTTATTGTTATATTATTTATATTATTTCTATTATTTTGTATTTTTGTATTATTTCTATTATTTTGTATTATTTTATTTAATTTCTTAATATAATTCATATACAAAATGGATGATGATAGTATAAAACCAATTACTAATCAAGGATTTTTTACATATGTTTTTAAATTATCAAAATTTAAACAAGAAGATCTTATGAACATTACTCAATATTCAATGTTGTCTATCATACCTGTTATACTATTTGTTTACTTTACAAAGAAATATTTCCCAACTGTAAGCGAAAATGATGCATCACTATATGTATTTATTGTAACATTTATTGAAATTATGTTTATGATTGTCGGTATATTTTTTATCGATAGAATTATTAATTATATACCCACCTACAGCGGCAAATATTACGAAACAATTAATTTAACCACCATCATTATTGTTTTTATATTATTTATGCTTATAACCCATGGAGGGTTTAGAGACAGAACAAGGGTTCTACTCCGAAGATTCGACGACTGGTTCACAATTGATGATATTATTGCTAAAAAACTAGGAATGATTCCAAAACCTTTTAATATGTTTAGCGATGATATAGAATTAATAGATATTAATGCTAAAAATGGAAAAGGCAAGAAAAAACCAGGTAACGGTGGTGGTGGCGCTGCATCAGCTGCATCATCCGGTGGCGGTGGCGGACAACAAATGTCTCAGCAATATGCTACCCCTGCACCCTTACCTATTCAAGGCCCTGTAATGCAAAACCCTATGCCCAATTATGGAGGTAATATTCCAGCTCAACAAGCACCCACGTATTCAAACCCAGCAAACTCTATGGCCGGTGGCGCCACACAGGGTATGGAAGATATGTATATGGAACCAATGGCAGCTAACGCTGTTTTAGGTGGCGGATGCTCATGGTCTTCATGGTAATATGTTCACCGGATTGATAAATATACATCCTAAATAAAATATATATTGTTGTTTTTAAGTAGTTTACGCGATAATAACTACACGCTCATTAAACAACAATATATTCCCGATATTTGATATCACCTGCAACAAAACATCTCTCGTAGAAAAAATATCACACCACTTTCTTTCATCTCCTTCTTGTCATTTAACATCTTATGGTGTATTATTAAATTATTATACTTTACATATTCGTCATATGATCTAATCGTCGTATATGGCAAACGTGGACTATATACCGTATCATAATATAAATCTCCACTATCTGTTCGCTTCATTACATTTGACGTCTCCTGCATCCTCTGATATGCTAACTCGTCTACAGGCGGTTTAGCAACATTCTCGAAAATATTATAATATGTGAAATTCTCAAACACCATTTTAGTTGAAAAGGGGGCGGTATTTTATATAATTGTCTTTTACACTTTACATATATTATTAATTTTACTTTTATATATTTTTATAACTAACTATTCTCACCCTAATTTTTTTTATCTATCAGTATTTCTTTTCCAAGATTTTTTATTATTTTACGTTCATAGTTGGTATAGTTCTCAATCGGTTCACATATAGAGCGCATCATTGTCAAATACTCTATTTGTTTTCTTTCTGTCTCTGTCCAGTCTGGATTATCGATCGCCCATTGTTGTAATGCATTTCTCTCCTTATATGCAATTTTCACAATCGTGTTTTTCATCATCTCATGATTCTCATCCTTTTGCCACTTGTCTTCATCTTTTATATACATGATGTCACGTTTTATATCCGTGCAATGAATAGGCCTTTTATGAATATCTAACTCTCTAAGCCCTTTTATTAAAACATCAGTTATACCACGTGTTATACCATTGGTTTTTGAAAATAGTAGATCCTCTAATGTTATTTTAAGCGAATCTATAAAATCTGATATATTTAAAGCATCTTTGCACTGCTCATTCAAAAATACGTTCAGATTAAAATTGTTAGTTGTATTATTATTTGTATTATTATTTGTTGTATTACCTATTTTCGGTATTATACTATTTATCGTCTTCATAAGTTCACTATTCTGTTTGATTAAGTCCTTAACTAAATCCTTCAACTCTTTATCTGTTGCAGAGTCTATTTTTTCTTTAATTTTAGTTTCTAAAACGTTATCATTAGTGGTATCGTTATTTGTATAAACCACACACGTCTTGCGATGAACAAAAAGCCCTTGTCTGTATTTAAAACTCTTACCACAAATGCATACATTTTTTTCTGAGTTTTTCTGAGTTTTTTTGTCATCATTATTGTGTTTACGTGTCAACAAATGTCTTTCATAATCATTTTTATTGCTACATACAAAGTCACATTTTTCGCAAATAAAATTCGGTGTTTTTAAAGAGATGTTTTTTGTCATCATTGTCATCATATATAATGATGACATAAAAAACTCCTAAACCCTTTTCATATATATTTTATAAAATGTTAAAAAGTTATCGTAACAAATTTTTCAACCTTAAAAATAAATTTAGAGCATAATGCTCTGAGTGATGTTTTCATCGTTTTTTTTAAATCTATAACTGGTTTTTGAAAAAAGGACATTTATAAATGTCCAATTTTGAAAAATGGCTATGAGACTTGAATTTTTCATACATCGATGTTATTATCCGTAAATCTTTTTATCTATTTGTATTTCTTTTCCAAGATTTTTTATTATTTTTCTTTCATAATTGGTATAATTCTCAATAGGTTCACATATTGATCGCATCATCGTCAAGTATTCGATTTGCTTACGCTCCGTCTCTATCCAGTCAGGATTATCTATTGCCCATTTTTGCAATGCAGTGCGCTCCTTGTCTGCAATTTTTATAATCGTGTTTTTCATCATCTCGTGATTCTCATCTTTTTGCCACTTGTCTTCATCTTTTATATACATGATGTCACGTTTTATATCTGTGCAATGAATAGGACGTTTATGAATATCCAATTCTTTTAGTCCTTTTATCATAACATCGGTTATACCACGAGATATACCGTTTGTTTTTGAAAATAGTAAATCTTCTAATGTTATTTTTAACGAATCTATAAAATCTGATATATTTAAAGCATCTTTGCAGTGCTCGTTCAAAAATACATTCAAATTAAAATTATTAGTTGTATTATTATTTGTAGTATTATTATTATTATTAATTATAGTATTGTTACCTATTTTAGGTAACACCTCCCTCAAAATTTTTTTTATTTCCTCATTGTCTTTTAATAATTTCAAAATAAGTCCGTCTTTGTCCCTACTCGCCATCTCTTTTAACTCTAACGCTAATGCTGTATTGCTTTTATCATTCATTAATTGACATTTTTGTTTATGTTTCCAAAGTCCCATACGCGTTGTGTATGTTTTTAAGCAGTCACACTTGTGAGCATTCTCAGTAACGGCATTTTCTTTGTATACTGATGTAAACTTTTTATGTTTCAGTGTGGAAAGATGAACATTGTAATTAGACTCTTTAGAGCATTTGAAGTTACAAACATCACATAAAAAAAAAACAGCATTTTTTGGCATAATTGTGTATACTATAGTAGTATACAAAAAAAATGCCTAAACCTTTTTCATATATTATATATAAGATGTTAAAAAGTTATCGTAACAAAATTTTCAACCTTAAAAATAAATTTAGAGCATTATGCTCTGAGTGATGTTTTCATCGTTTTTTTTAAATCTAGATCTGGTTTTTGAAAAAAGGACATTTATAAATGTCCTTTTTCTGAAAATGGGGGTAGAGAGTTGAAATTTTCATACATCATCACTTATTCGGCATCCGCCCTGCCATTTTCGCGGGGTTACCTTTATGATTTGAATTCTATTTTTATTTATTTATATTTTAGAGCATTATGCAGTGGATGCGATGATCGCGATAATTTTGCAAAAGATGGGTAGAAATTTGGGGGAGGGTGTTTTTCATAAAACAAGGATGTGTGTTTTCGGGGGATCTTTTGTATTTTTTAAATAACCAGACATATTGGATATATTAGATATTTTTAGTAATTATACTAACTATTTAAATAAAATTCTATAATACATGTATACGTATTGTAGAATAAATCAAAGATAATATTATAGCATATTATTAACCACAAAACACAGACAAATGAGCATAAACGTTGCAGATTTGCTTAACGCACTTGATAATGAAAATAATACAGGTGTTTCAGGATTAACATCCTCGAAAATAAAAAAAGAGAAAAATGATATTCTTCAAAAATTACAACTTTCAGGAAAAGAATTAAAAGATTTACATATACGTCTTAAAAGTTATCGATATGTTAATGAACTAAACGATTTGCAAGTAGGGCGATATATAAGATGGATCCCTTTAAATGTGGAAACAGCCGAAATTAAACTCACGAAAGGTGCCATTCTTGTAAATACTTTTTTAAATAATGATGGTGCATGTTTAGTATGCCGCAATACATATAGACGCCCCATTATCGTAAAATTCGACAAAGTTCTCATCTTCCAAAAATTATCTGATCAAGAAGAAATTCTTATCGCCGCTATTGACTTCCTCGATAAAAAATAGGGTATTACATTACTTTTTATCGTAATGTATCGTATTTCGATATATTACAATATTTTCAATCATATCACCATATTTTTCTTACAGTTTTTCAAATTCATCATCGTCGTCGTCAGAGTTGTTGTCAATGTCATTATTGTCAGCATCTTCCTTATTAACTACACACTCAACATTAATCATTGTAACCATATTCACCCCTACATCCAGACCCGCACCAGCACCAGCACCAGCACCAGCACCAGCACATTCGGATTCTGTCTCCTCATATTTTGCAAAATATTCTTCTATATATTTAAACGCCTCCAGATCATCTTCGCCTTTACTCATATACGTATCCTCTATATCATCGGCACGCGAAAATGCCGACAGGGAACATCCACCTCCACACCCATACCGCACCATATGTGTCAGCGTCCTATCACATTCCTCTGTTTGTTCACTCGTTTGTGCAATTATACCCCTAAGCTGCGAGGGTGTTTCAAAACATTCGGCAAATTCGGTATTAAATTCCTCTACTTTAGATATGCGCCTACGCAGAATACCGATCTCGGCATATTTTTTGGCGAGATCGTGCGAACGTTGTTTTGCATGTCGGAGCTTAGACTGATGATCCTCAAGAATATCTGATATTCTGTCTATCATTTTTTCATTTTCTACCATACGCTCATTCGCACATTTTATCGAATCGAATGCATAATCTAGTTCTATATTCGTGGATGCTATTTTTATACCATTTTCATTATGACACGTTTTGAGGACATCAATTCCGTGCTCGGCATTCATCATGCGCTCAGCTAATCCGAGATTTACCCAGTCGTTGATACGTGATTCAATACGATCGAGACGAGTTGAGAATTGCGTAATATGGGCTATTAACAACTCGACAGAGGCAACAAGCTCCCCATGACTTGGGAGTCGATTTGTAGTTGGAACATTTATCATCGGGGTGTAATGATGAGGATAGTATTCTGAGTTTTGGAAGTATTCTCTTGTGGTTGACGACATGGTTGTTTTTTGGCGTAGTGTATATGACTGTTTATAATACTATAATATATATTATTATTCTTCAATTTTTTATAATATATTAACTTTATTATAAAATATTATCAATATAATAAGAAAATATGGAATAATAATTCGTAATAATTCTTATGCAAAATAATTATAAAAATTTGTTATTTTTATAATTATTATTATTTTTTAATTCTTAACTAAATATTGTTATTTTGGGTATTAAATTATACAATATCAATTTGAATAGTTCCATTCGATTTAGTAAGCCTATACTCTGTATTAGAGGGTAATGTCAAAAGGGTTGATAATCGTGTATCTGTAAAATAAGGATTGTTTGTGCTAGCATCGAAAACAACTCTTGTGCCGTCAATATATAATAGAGTTAATGTTCCTGCACCAATTTTAGTAACTATAACAGCAGGCAATCCAGAAACTCCATAACTCGAAACTTCTATTATATCGTTGTGAGCAATAGAAAATGTTATGGAAGTTTTAACATTTAAATTTATAATATCTGAACTATTTTTCAATTTACCACTAAATGCGCTAACATTGCTATCAATTGTATATGTTAAATTACTTACATCTATGTTTGAAAAATCACCAGTAGTTACACCAGCCCAATTTGTAATAATTATATTACCAGCACCAGTAATAGTTTTGCCCACTACGGATACAACGGTAACATAATAAGTAACTATTCCTCCAAAAATAAAAGAAGCTGGTAAATTACCATTAAAGCTTGATGTTGAATTTCCACTTCCACCGGTAAAATCTGTTCCATTAGGTAAACCACTAAAATCTTGTGTTCCTGCTAATTTACTATTAACGGTTATAGAACCTGAACCGGTAATTGTTTTACCATTCGCAACTACTGCAGTAATAGATAAAGCAGCGTTTGTTACAAAAGTAGTAGGCATTGCAGTATCGGCTACACCACCTGCATTAAATATAGTGCCGTTAGGTAAGTCGGCAAAATTTTGTGTTGATGAAATTGCAGTGCTTACAGTTACAATACCTGAACCGGTAATTGTTTTATTATTGGCGACTGATGCAGTAATAGATAAAGCGGCGTTTGTTGAAAAAGAAGCAGGCATTGCTGTATCGGCTACACCACCTAGAGAAAATACAGCGCCTTCGGGTAAGCCACTAAAACTTTGTGTCGTTGCTATTGCGGTGCTTACAGTTACAGCACCGTCACCTGAAACAGTTACACCTGAAATATAAGCTGCAGAAACAGTTAAAGTTATGCCGACGGAAACAGTAACAGCCCATCCGTAAAGACTAGCAACATAAGTAACATCTGTTGAGAATTGTGCAGTCTTTGTCCCTGAAACGGTAATATTGGCTAAATCGGTATTAGCAGTCACTGTGGTTACAGTTACAGAACCTGCACCAGAAACACTTACACCTGAAATATAAGTAGCAGAAACAGTTAAAGTGAATGTAGAAGCAATGGTAACAGCCCAGCCCGAAAGACTAGCGCTATAAGTAACACTTGCAGAGAATTGTGCACTCTTTGTTCCACTAACAGTAATATTGACTAAATCGGTATTAGAAGCCATTGCGGTTACAGTTACAGAACCTAAACCAGAAACACTTACACCTGAAATATAAGCAGCAGAAACAGTTAAAGTAAATGTGGAGGCAACGGTAACAGCCCAGCCCGAAAGACTAGCGCTATAAGTAACACTTGCAGAGAATTGTGCAGTCTTTGTTCCACTAACAGTAATATTGACTAAATCGGTATTAGAAGCCATTGCGGTTACAGTTACAGAACCTAAACCAGAAACACTTACACCTGAAATATAAGCAGCAGAAACAGTTAAAGTAAATGT